ATCTGCGTCACTCCCTGACGGATCAATAAGCTAGCCCGTACTGTGCCCCTTATGTGCCTCGCTCGGCGCCCGAAAGGGATGCCCTAGGCCGCCTCACGTGCCCCGGCGGGGCCACGGGGGGATCGGCCCGCGGCCCGCGCCCGCGAACACCCCGGGGATTTCTGTGCGAAAGGTTCAGCCTACGGCCTGGGCTTCCGCACCACGGGCAAGGCAAGCCTTCCGAGGCCTTTAATAGCCCTTACGCGGCCTTAAGGAGGCTTTTAACCGACATTACGAGCACGTAACGAACACGAGAAGGGACACGTATCGTCTCCCTTACGAGACTCGTAAGGGTTGCTGTACTGTTACTCCATAGGCAAGTCCTAAGATGGTCTTAAGACTCCCTTACGAGACTCGTAAGGCAAGACGTTACGTGTACGTATAGTACCTTGTAAGAAAACCCTCTTTTCCTTGGTCGATCAAGGACTTGGAACCTTACACGAAACTTACAACCCCTTGATCCCTTTGGTCGATCATAGGGTTAGGTGGTCGAAAAGTTGGTGTGAGTGGATGCTCACGTGGCTCATCTGGTGAGCCACCGATTCTGAGCCCCTGTAGCTGGCCTAGGAGGCGTTCAGGGGGTGGCAAGCATGGGGTGTAGCTTGAGCCTCCCGATCGTCGTTCCTAGGCTAGCTACACAACCTCTGACGGGGTGTCTGGAGGGCGGGGTCTTCCCCACCGGTCCGCAGGACGGCTGAAAGGCCGGAAAGACCCTACGGCCCGTAAGGGTACTAAAGGCCCTCAGGGTCCCCGTCAGGCCCGCCACCAAGGGCCGCGCTGCGCCCGGGTGTTGCTCACGCGCCCGGTGATCGAGGAGTGGTAGTTCTTGCGGCCGCGGGAGAGACCGTGGCGCTCGGCGAAGCGGCGTAGCTCGTCGTCACGGGCCTTCGCCTTCCGCTCCTCCTCGATGCGCGACACGTCGCGCTGGACCGAGGTGACGAAGTAGGCGCAGGCCATCGACAGCACGTCCACGCGGTCGTACTTCGCCAGCGAGCCCTTCTCGCGCGTGATGTGCGATAGCTGGTAGAACAACTGGAACCGGTGGAAGTGCTCAGCCGGGTAGCCGTTGTAGTTCTCCAGGTCCGCCTTGACGAGCGCCTCGTTGACGATGACCCGGTGCTGGAGGATCAGCGGTTCGAGCACGTCGCAGATGCGCCGCTCTTTCTGCACCGAGTGCTTCACCTCTTCCGTGGAGCACGGGTAGGTAGCGACGAGGTACGGCGTCAGCAGCGAGGTGAACATCCCGTCACCGAAGTTCTCCTCAATGATGATGCTCTTGACGTTCCAGAGCTTCGCGAGGTCCGCGAGGGACTGGAGGTTCTGCGGAGTAGCGCCACCCTTGAGGCCCTTGCAGTCGAGGACGTACAGGAAACCATGAAGCTGCGCCACCACGGCGTACGCGAGTTCGTCGCCCCCGCGGCCGCTCGGGTCGATCGCCATGACGACGCCCTGATAGGCCGTGAAGTCGTCCTTCGTCCAGAAGATCGGCTTGTGCCACCGGTCGCCCTGGAGGCCCACGCAAGGAAGGTCAGCGGGCTCGGTGGTGCCCCACGCAACCCTTGCGGGCGCGAGGTCGCCGTTGAGCGCCATGACGATGAGATCGCGAATCTTGAGCGGGTACTTCTCCACGTCGGAGAGCGACGTGTCGAGCATGAACTGGAGAGCGAAGCCCGCCCTTCCGTAGCTCAATTCGCGCTCGATGAGGTCCTCTTCCGAGAACCGTAAGGGCTCCGTAGGACGCCCCGCGAGCGCCGGGTTGGCGGCGAGTTCCTTCGCCACGTCCGGAGCGAGCTTCCCGCCGTACCGCCGGGTGTCCGAAGGGTACCGCGCTGGCCAGATGCGAACATCGTAGCCGCGCTCGGGGAGGCGGGAGTAGATCGAGGATTCCGTCTGCGGCGTGCCGAGGTACACCACGTCCGCGCGCGCGAGCCCGAGGAGCTTCATGTCCGCGTCGGGCATGATCACCGCGTCGAATTCCTTGATCGCTTCCGCGAGCTTGTCCCGCATGGTCTGCGTCAGGGAGTTCCGGGGAATCTCCACGTCGTCCGCGACGATCAGGGAAGCGCGGCCGCCCGTGATCTGGCCCGTGATCGAGGCCGCCCGGAGGGACGGGCTCTGGTGGGCCGGTGCCGGGCCGACCTCGAAGGCGAGGGCGGCGTCAAGCTGGTGCCCTGCCGGGCGCAGGAAGTGGAGAACCTCTACCTCCTCGATCAGCCGGCGGCAGAAGGCGACGAACTGGAGCGCCCGGTCCTCGTTGGCCGAGACCACGAGCACCCGCTCGCGCGGATCGCAGAAGAGCCTCCAGAGGACGTAGGCCGCCGTGACCCAGGACTTCCCCGCGCCTCGGAACGCCTGGACCATCCGGCGCTTCGGGCCGTGCTGGAGGTACCGCGCGAAGGCCAACTGGCGCTTCGTGGGGTCCGGGAGGCCGAGGTGCCGCCAGAGGAGCGTCAGGAAGACGCGGAAGTCAGCGCGGAGACGGGCGTGGAGGTCCATGTCAATAGGGGCTCGTTAAGGGCTCGTAATGGAAACCGTAGCTGACAATCGGCAGCTTGTTTGTCAACTAGGCGTGCCGTTAACGGAACGCTAGGGGACGGAAGAACTTGGCGGCCGTAAGGGGGTCGCGAGGGAGCCCTTCCGCGAGCCCGAGGGCCGTCTGGAAGGTGTTGTTCAGGCTCGGGGCGCTCGTGAGAGCGGCGCCCGTGCCGCCCGTGAAGCGGCCGAACTCGGACATGGCCGGGCCGAAGCCGGCGCGCTCAGCGAGGCGCGCGGTGGTCTTTCCGATGTCGTAGGCCGGCGTGAAGCCGGCCGACGCGAACCCCTGCTGCGGGTCGTAGCCGGCGATATCGCGAACGAAGGCGCGGTGTTCGAAGGGGGCGATGAAGTCTTGGAACCCTTGACGGCCCGCTAGGGACGGCATCTCACGGACCCGCTGGAGGAGGTAGGGGTCCGCGTCGCGCGCGAGCATGGAGCCGATCTCGCCGCCGAAGTCCTGGCCGAGCGTGGCCTTGCCCCATTCGCCCCATCCGTCGAGGCCCGCCCCGAAGTCGAACGACGGGAGCTTCGGCATCGACCAGCCGGAGAAGAGGTTGGATAGGAAGTCAAACATGGCCGTGTTAGCAGAGAGTAGCGATGCGTCCTAGTGGACGGGGTGCTCTTCGTCGCCGTCGTCGTACTTCGGGAGCGACTTGTTGAGCTTGTCGAGATGCGAGCCCGTAATGGGCTTCGCGCGGATGCCGTTGTCGTTGAGGAAGCGGATCGCGGCGTTGAGAGAAGCCGCGTTGTACTCGTGACCGACCACTTCACCCTTGCGATTCAGGATCGGCTGCGGCTGGATCGCTTGCGCGAGTTGCTGCGCGAGCGTGTCGTGCAGCTTCTCCAGCGAGGGGATATCGGCGGCGAGGGATTGGCGTTCGTCGGACATGGCTAGCGATGGTTGAAGGTGCGCCCCGTGCGGGCCGAGTATTCCTCCGGGGTCTCCTTCTGGTTGAAGAAGAGGTCCCACAGGGTGTAGGCGCCGGCAGTTCCGCCCGCGATACCGCCAGCCAGCAGCGGGCTAATACGGCCCGCCTGGGAGGCGAACATGGCTTCGGCGGGGTCGGCGAGGGCCGCCGCCGAGGCCCGCGGAGCGAGCCCGGCGAGGGGCCCTAGGGCTCCGAGAGGGGCCATCATTGCCGCGAGCCGGAAGAGGTCCTGCGGGCCGAAACCTCCGGCCGCACCGAACATCGGACGGGGGCCGAACGCGGCCTCACCCGCGGTGAAGGGGGTGTCCATTACGAGACTCCCTTCATCTTCTCGGTGGTCCGCAGAGCGGACATCCCGAGCATCCCGAGGAGGACCGTAATGAGGTCCCCCATGTCCAGCGGCGGGAGCGGCGGCAGGCCCTTCGTGACGGAGGCCCACGAGAGGAGCGGTCGGCCGATGTAGTGGTACACGAGAGCCGCGCCGCAGACCCACCCGATGAACGGGCGCCAGCCGGCGACGAAGAGGTTGCCGTGCGCGGCCTCGACCTTGTTGACTTCCAACTGGCCGAGTTCGCCCTGCGCTGCGAGCTTCATCAATTCGAGCTTCGCGAGGTCGCGCTTCTCGGGGTCGGGCCACAGCCGGTCTATCAGCTTGCTGCCGATCTCCAGGCCAACGGTTACCGGGTCGAATGCCATGGTGAACTCCTACTTGCGGCGAATGAGGTCTGCGATGGTCTTGTCCGTCACCATCTCGGTGATCCGGAGGATGGTCCAGATGATCGAGACGGCGGCGGCAACCGGAGGCAACCATTGGAGGGCGGCGCTCACGGTGATGGCGCCGGCTACGGCGTCAGCGGTGTGTTTCATTTCCGGGGACATGCGGGGGTTTCCGCGCCCGGCGAGGACGCGGGCGGGCAGTGTTGGTGATGTAGTTCCAGAAGTCGGCGTTCTCGCGGAGGTGTGCGAAGAAGCCCTGGCCGATGGCGTCGGCCACTGTTTCCTCAAGGTCATCCGGCATCTGAACGCCGTAGAGGTAGAGGACTTGGTGAGTGAGTTCATGGAGGAGGACGGCCGCTTCCTTGTCGGGATGCAGACCGTTGTCCATACAGATGGTGTACTTCTCGTTGTCGGTAACACCCGCGGCCTCGGCTCCGTCCTCCGCTTTCACGGTGCCGGGGTCTTGCCAGCGGATCGGCCAAACGGTGCCGTTGACGCGCGACGTGCGCGGCTTGCTCCTCCGGGCCACGGCTAGTGGTCGCTCGCGTCGAGGCGCGCGGAGAGCGTCAGCGCGACGCTGCCTACCCGAACTAGGTTGCTATCGACCCAATTCAGGTAGCGCGGATCGTCCACACCCCAAGCCTTCCAGCCGAGGTAGCCGACCACGCGGCCGAGGCGCCACCGGATGAACGGCAGGATGCGCCACGGGCAGTAGAAGCGGACGACCCATCGCGGGTACGGCGGCTCGAACCATTTGCCGTCGATCGGCCAGTGGACGTGACCGCCGCGCCATGCGATGTCGATGCCTGTGGCGGAACGGAAGCTGTTGTTCTGAATTGGCAACGGTTCGCCACGAGAGAGGACGCGGAGCATGATTACCTCATGCAGAAGGCGTACAGCGTCCCGGTGCCGGTCGGCGAGCCGTTCTTGGTCCACGTGAGTGTGAAGCCGTCCGAATCAAACGACGCCACTGCGGCGCGGGTGAAGTCCGTGCCGTTCGCGATCCACCACAGGATGTAGGAACCGCTGACGATCGAAGCGCCGGTAGATACGTTCGAGTTGTTGTTATAGCTCCCGTCCGCGCCGGAACCGAACGAGATTCCAATGGACCCTTGGTTGACGTTCGAGTCGAGAGCGATAGCGCCGACGAACACGATAGCTCGCGGTTTGAAGCCGACGCCGGTATAGGCCACGCTGCCGCCGGCCGTGCTTACGTCTCGGGTGAGGGAGATACGCGCGAATTGCGAGAAGCTGCTACGCAGCACCTTCTTCATCAGCCCGTCCGTGGCGTCGTGGAACGGGATGAAGTCGGCCGCATCGTCCAGTGCTGCGGTGGCGAAGTCGTTCGCCGTGCCCCATTTCAGGCCGTCGCCTTGCGATGCCAGCGCGACGAGCATCGTCCCGTCCGCGCCGACTGCCTTACGCGCCACCGTGTCGTTCGCGGTGCCGACGATGAGGTCGCCCTTGGCGTCCACGAGCGTAGGGGAGACCGCACCGACTTCCGCCGCCGTGTAGGCCGGCTTCGTGGCCCACGAGTACGTCCCGGCGTTGGCCGTCAGGAGTTTGTTGTTGTCGCCCGGGTTGGCCGGGGCCGGCAGGCCAGCCGCCGAGCCGAGCGTGTTGGTGACCCACAGTTTCGTCGCGGCGTCCTGCGCGTTCACCGGATCGGCGACGTTCTTGATGACCTTCGATTGCGCGTCCCACTTGTTGTCCGTGGCGACGGACATCGTTTCGGACACCCGATCGAGGGCCTCTTGGCACAGATAGAGCGCCTGGAGGTTTGCCCGATCGAGCGTCGTTTCGGTCAACGTCGAGCCGTCGATGTAGTCCACCAGCGGCGTGCCGGGCGAGGTCTCCCGCTGAAAGCGGATCGTGACCCCGTTACCCGGCGCCGAGACGAACTGGATGGTGGTCGAGTTGAACCACGAGTAGTTCGTCGGGTCCACCTGGAGCACGCCGTTCAGGTAGACCTTAACGTGCGTCTTGAGGATGTACGGGAAGGTCACCGAGTAGTTCGTGGTGGCCCCGTTCCCGGTGTAGGTTTGCGTTGCGTAGGGCATTGGTTACCGGCTATCGAGCATCTGCTCTTTTGGAAACGACGAGGAAGCTGCGTCCACGAAGTTGCGGAACAGCCAGAGGTTGGGGATGACGGTCGTGAGACCACTACGAACTTCGTTCTGCGTCCACACGTGCTGCGGGTTGGTAAGCTCTTGGCTCACGGCCTTGGTGGTGTTCCAAAGACGCATCCCGAGGTCCACGGACGGAACGCCCATGAGGGCGCCCGAGAGGCCCGAGGAACGCGTGCCCGCGAAGACCGGCTTGTGCCCGGTGAACTCCATGGCCGCATCGAGCCCGAAGGGCACGAACATCGGGATGAAGCCCGAGCGCTGCACCGCCGCCTTGGCGATGTTGTCCAGCGACAGACGCTTCTCCATCTTCTCGCGGTCGTGCGCGTAGTTGATCGAGGTCTGTGCGATGTACGACGCGGAGCCGAACATCGCGGACAGGAACCACGCCGAGGACGTTTGCACGTCCATGTGGTTCAGGCCGTAGAGGAACTGCTTGCCGTAGGCGACGAGACCGAAGCCGCGGAACTGCGTGAGGAGCTTCCCGACTGTGCTGTGCATCCAGGACGCGGTCTCTCCGATGGTGGGCTCTTGGATTGCCCGGTTCACTTGGCGGAAGACCGCCATGCGGAAGTCCTCAAGGGACTTCGGGCTCTCTTTCGACCACGCGGTGTAGTCGATATGCTCCAGCTTCTTGTCAGCGCCCACCATCTTGGTGTGCTTCTGGAGCCGCGAGACCACTTCGTCCAGCGCGTCGTCCGCGAGGCCGTCCGTGGCGAGCTTGTGCCGGAGGGCCGGCGTGAGCTTCTCGATCCCGTGGGCGATGTCGGCCATGCGCTGAGCAAAAGCCGCTTCACCGACTTGTTTGAGGACGATGTTCATCCCCTCAAGGCCCGACAGGCGAGAGACCCATGCGCGCCCGTAGGAGAGCCCCTGCTCGACCTTCGAGAGACCAGCGTCGAACTCGGTCTCGAAGATATCGCGCATGAAGAACTTCCCGCGCGAGGCGTCAGCGGCGACCCCGATGAGGTGGTTAAGGTCCCGGCGGAGTTGCGAGTCGCCCGCCAGCTTGCCGTTAATGGCGGCGAGCTTGAGGTCCTTGAGAGCCGGGGAGTGCAGCAGAACCGCGCGTGCGCCAGCGAGACCGGTGAGGTTACCGATCTCGGCTACCTGCGCGGCGCCCGTCTGACCCATCAGGCGGATGAAGTTGACGCTCCCGAGCATCCGCGCGTACTGCGCCACGTTTCCGTAGGCGTCATGCTCCAGCGGGTAGCCCATGGCCCACTTACGGGCCATCTCAAGGAGACGGATGGTGTCGTTGGTGTCCTTGTGGTCCAGGCCCTTCGCGGCGGCGTGAGATCGCGCTTCGCGGAGCTTTGTCTCCCAATCGAACGACGACTTGATCCCCACCTTGGCGTAGCCGATGAGGCCGCTGACTTGCCGCGAGTAGAGAGTCGAAAGGTCCCGTGCGTCGGTGATGAAGAAGTCCGCCATGCGGACCTCCTCTTCCATCCCCTTGGAGTTCACCAAACGGGTTCGAAAAGTCTCGTCCAGCGTCACCTTGTCGCGAAGCCGCGGGCTGAGACCGTCCGCGGTGGTTTCGAGCTTGATACCGTGTAGAGTGTCGAGCACGTCGGTCGCGACCTTCGGGTCCAGACCGAGGCCCTTGACGATGGCCTCGTGACCGGTGTCGTAGTCGAACTTGGTGAGCGGCCGGCGGGAGAGCGCCTCCTCGTAGGGAAGCTGGCGGACCGTGGCGAGGTAGCCCTTCGCGAGCGCGCGGGCCTTCTCGTCGGTCATGTCACGCACGGCGGCCCGAACGGCCCCCGCGATGACGGTCTCCAGTTGCTCCGCAGAGAAGCGGGACAGGAGGTTCTGAATGCGCGCTTGGTTGAAGCGGCGCATCATGTACTTCGGATCGAGCGCCACGTCCTCGACGCCCTCGATACCCAGGCGTTGCATCTCCTTGAGGTAGCGCGCGTGCATCTCACGCGTGGCTGCGGCGGCCTTCTTGACGTGGACGTTGCCGGAGTCGTGGCCCCACACTTCGAGCGTGACCGCATCGAAGAACGGATTCATGTGGCGCGGGTCGGCGCGCTCTTGCACGCTGAACCCCTTCTCCAGTTGCCACGCGGAGCCCGCCTCTTCGTAGGCGACCTTAAGCTCGCCCAACGAAGCCTTGTGGGTCAACTGAGCGAACTCCGTCGCGGTGTGCCGCGCGACGCGCCCTTCGGCGCCCACCGCATCGGCTAGCGTGTCCAGACCGAGCCCGCGAAGGATCGGGTTGGAGGAGTTCTGCACCTTCTGGAAGATATCGATGCGGAGGTGGCGGTTGGCCCACGCCTTGACCTTACCCCACGTGTCGGTCTGCCCGATGCGGGCGACTTGCGCGGAGCCGACGGAGCCCTCAAGGAACGCCGCCTCGTCGGCGGCGGCCTCGGAGAGGTCGCGCTGCCGGAGCGCGCGTTCGTAGTCGGCTTCCTTGGCGGCCATGTCGGCGGCCTCGGCAGCGTCGAATGCCCGCGCCTTCTCCAGCCGGGCCTTCACCTCGGCCATCTGCGCCGAGATCGAGCGGTCTGCGCCGCCCACGGGTTGCATCTCGTGAGGCGTGGCGCCGGGGACCGTAGGGGTCTCGTCAGGCGTCGCGGGACCTTTAGGCCACTCGAAGGGGCCTTCCGGGGCCTTGGGGGCCTCGGTAGGGGACCGGAAGAGGAGGTCGTTGAGGGCACCTCGCTCCTCCGCGGAGATCACTTCCCGGGGAACGGCGTCGATGGACGCCATGAAGCGGTCCCGCGCCTGCCGGCCGTACGCCTGCCGGAACGCCGTCTCGGAGCCGTCGGCGCCCAGGCGGACCGGTGACCACGACTGCCCGTCCGGGCGCGTGTAGTTCCGGAGGGCCTCTTCGGTGACGACCTTGACGTTGGGGTCCAGAGGGAGCCCGTGCCGCGTGACGGCGGCCAGGGTCGTTTCGTCGCCTAGCCGGGCAGCGGCGGCCGCCAAGGCGAGGTTCTCGCCGCGCGTGAGTAGGCCCAGGCCACCGCCCAGGAGGAAGCCGGTAGCGGCCGCGGTGACGATATGCGCCGGGTCCCGGATGTACTGCTGCTGGCCGAGGGCGACCTCGATGGCCGCGTTCTGCGCCGCCACCGCGGCACCACCCTTGACGAAGCGGGTGAGCTTCGAAGCGTGCCCGTAAGCCGCCATAGGCCCCGTGACGACGGCCGTAACGGCCTGCACGGGGTCGAGGATGCCGGCGCCCATCTGGAGGCCGGTGCCGAGGGCGCCCGCGCTTTCGAGCGTGCGCTGGTCCTCAAGCTCGGCCTTGATGTTGTCGCGGATGCGCTCGGCGTGAGCGCGCGACGTGGCCTGCATGAACTTCGAGTGGTGCTGCTCGGGGATATCCGTCCCGAGTTCCTTCACCTCGGCCGCGGTCATGCGGTACGAGGGGTCGGGGATGAGAGCTTCTTCGACCGTCCGCTTCCAGATGCCGTAGGCGAGGGACTCCTGGCGCCATGCGGCGTCGAAGACCTTGCTCATCGGCGTCTTGGCGAACTGCTGCCCGGCCGCCGCGGAGGCGTCCATAGCAGCCTCGCGCGAACCCGCGTCGAGGTCGATCTGGTAGAGATGGTCGAAGTAGGTGCTCATCTATCGGTTGGACTGATTGAGGAATGCAGAGAACGCCGCCTCGCCAGTCATCATGGCTTTGATGAAGGCGTTCTGCGACGCGTCGGCGATCAAGCGCCCGCTGCCGTCGCGGTAGTGGACCTTGAGGGTCTCGGTGGCCTTCGCGATATCGCCTCGGATGAGGTGCCCGAGAGACTCACGGAACTGCTCCGGCTTGCCAGTGGCCCACGCGAGGTACAGCACAGCGGCTTGCCGGTTGGCGGGCATCCGATGCCACGCTCCGCTACCGCCCGCGATCTCGTTGACGGCTTTCGCCGCCAGCGGGACGTACGTGCTGTTCATCGTGTGGTTCGCGAGGTTCAGCGCTTGGTCAGGCGTGATCGCCATATCCCCGCGCATCACCGCGTCCACGTTGCCGGCCGCCACGCCCGCGCGCAGGAGGTCCTGCTTCGCGGTCGGGTTGCTCAGCGAGTAGCCGTAGCCGATGTTCCGCTGCTTTCCGTTCGGGTCCACGTAGGCCCGGAGAGAGAGCCCCTCGATGGCCGTGACGAGCGCGAGCGACGGGTTGCCCCGTTTGAGCGCGTCCGCCGCAGTCTGCTTGACCGACGGGTTGCCGCCGCCCGGCTGCGGGAGGGGCTGCTGGACAGCCTTGATCTCCTGGGCCGTGGGGGGTCCGTAGGGGACCGCGAGCCCGAGCTTGTCGCTCATGTCTTTGACGGCCTGCGCGTCTCGTACCGCGGCTTCGCGGCGCGCGCGATCCGCGGCTAGGTCCACCTCTTCCATGAGGCGAGCCCCACCGTGGCCCTTGAAGGCGCCCTTGTTGTAGAGGTCAACGAACCGTGGTCGAAGCTCCAGGACTTGCGCGTCCGTAAAGCGCCCGGCGGAGAAGTCCGCCACGAGATTCTGGCTCTGCGCAATGTCCTCCGGGCCGAGGTGATGCTTCGCCTTGTAGGTCTGCGCGATCTCGGTGAGGGACCATTTCGCGCCCGGTACGGGAGTCTGCGTCGTGGTGTCGTAGAGGATGTACTGCGAGCCGTCCGACGACGGGCTCACGTAGAAGGTCCGGTCGCCGTAGCCGGGGAGTTGCTTGACCTTGCCGATCTCGTCTTTGATGACCTCGGCGATTTGCTTCCGCTGCGTGGTCACTTGCGCGATGTTCGGGAGCAGCAGGTAGTTGTTGTGTCCGTCGTAGACCAACCGGGCCTCCATCTCTTCTTTGACGAGCTTCAAGGCGCTCTGGTGCGAGGCGCCGCCCGCGATGTAGCGGCGGTAGGCCGCCTCGGACTCACCGAACATGAGGTTCGGGTTGGTGGCAGTAGGTGTGAACGGGGAGAACAGGCCGCGGGACTGGAGCCCTTCGACGGCCGAGCGAAGCTCGCGCTTGTCGTTCTCGGTGATGGTCGAAAGGCGCTGCTTGGACTCCGGCGCGGTCATACGCTGCGCTGCGTCCACCGCCTGATCGAATCCCATCTTCCGCGTCGTGACGTTGCTCAGGGTCTCCTGGAGCACGATGCGATCGGCCTCGCTCGTTACGAGCCCGAGGACCTCGGTGGCTCCGTTGGCGACGGCGCGCTCCCAAATGTGGACCGCGGTTCGCGTGGCCTCGGGGTATGCACCGCCTTCCGGCCGCGCCTGAGAGGCGATCGACATGACCCCCTTGAGGTGCGGGTCTACGAGCCCCGTCTTCTGCATCAGGGAGACCGAAGCGGCGGTCGCACGCTCGACGGCTTGGGGGTTCTTGAGGTCTACCCCCTTCCAGAACGAGTCGTACATCGCCCCGATGACTTTCTTACCCACCGCGGTGTGCGCGTGAAGTTCCGGGTTAGCCAGAACTTCCGCCTGCGCCGCGAGAGCGCCCTTCGCTTCGTCTTGGGCCTTGCGGACCCGCATGATCCAAGATTGGAGTTCCTCGTTGGAGTTGATCCACTTCCCCGGCTCGCCCGCCTTGCCGTAGAACGGCGTGAGGGCCGTCACCGGGTCCCCGATGGACAGGGGGTCGGTGTTGAACCGCTGCATGAAGCCGTCGAACTGCTGCGCGGCGCCGAGGTTAAGTTCCTTGCCGGCGTCCG